CTTACCTCACCCGGAGACCGGGGAAAAACTTAGTTTCTTGTTGCTAGCTTTATGAGGGCTAGCACCAAGGTCCAAGATCATACCAGCAATGCGTATGATTAAGTGTAATTCTCGGAGTAGTCATCTTACGTAGGTTGTAAAAACCTAGAAAGGGTTCTTCCGAACCAATGGCCGCGAGGTGTGCGGTATATCTACCGTGCTCGTCCTTCATATGTCCCTTCACAGGGACACGAATGAGATGCTTGTACAAGAAGCCCTCCATACCGCCTTTTGGGCGGTACAGATAAGGCTTGGCTTCATCCCAATTAGAGATGAACCCAGAATCACCAAAGTTATTAGGTATTAAATACCGAAGACCTGGTGGTACCCTGTCGAAAAGACTAAGCCAAATAGGATAGAACCGCTTATCACAGCCGTAATTAAAATTACGGCTATGAGCATAGCGGCGGATACTATTAGCCAGTTTAAACAAGCTTTCCACATTCGAAGGAACCTCCTTAAGATAAATCGGCCTGACCTTCGTACCTCTAAAGTAATCTTCACCACAGGATTCCCGAAAGGGTCCGGATGCGAAACTTTTGGTTTCGTTCACGGTAAATCCGCAGAAAGAGAAGACTTCAACTAGCTTTTCGTAAGCGCCAGATTCGACTATTACGTCGTCTCCGAAGACACTCACACGAGACAGCCCAAGGTGCTCAGACACTGCTTTCGCAAGGCCCCAGAAAATGAGGCTTTCAAGCTCAAAAGTGCAGCCGTTTCCCATAGAAGAGAATTGTTGGTAGAAAATCCAACACTTCTTCACTGGGTCCCAGCCTTGCTTTGAGCGAATCATGTCTAGCAACTTGAACCAGTCCTCACGAATGAGAAACTTCACCAGAGCCGTAGCAATGGTTCCGCTTGCATTCTTTAGATCGATCGTCGCAAGGTTGTCCTTGAGAGATCCCTCTAGAGCTAGTCGCTGGTTAACCGACTGGTCATCCAATCGAATTCCAGCAAAACGCCGCAACAGATACTGGATTTCTGTTCCAAAGCCCTTTTGTAAATACGAATTTACTGAAGGCTCCTTCGCTATGGTCCTTTCCGTTTTAGCATTTTTGGGTACGTACACTATCTCATTGCCTCTTACTATATTGAATGACGTCGGCAATACCGACGCCTCAATAGAGGGATATTCGTCAGTTTGTAACTGACAGTTAATCCAGGCGGGCGTGCTGTTTATACAGCAGAGGCCCATCATGAGAGAATTACTCGTTACATCAAGTCTAGCAATAAACTTGTTGTAGGACGCGGTATGATGTCCAGAAACGCTTGTATTCGCTCCAGGACCCCATCCGAAGCCGTTACTTATCGATTCCAAATTAGGTCGACCTAACACTCTCGCTATTTTTCGTTTAGCCGTCTGCAAAATGGACAGCATTAACGGATCCCAGAGGCTGGGATCAAGCTCGAGTGCGGCAAACCGACTATTTGTAACCTTACATAACGCTTCCCCCTCTTCGAAAGTCTCAATCGCTTTCTCGCGGGGATTTAAGTCAGAATGACTAAAGCCGCGATACTTCGAAAGGAAATTACAGACAATAGCATCGTCTGCGTAACTATACGAATTCGTATAGTACTTCGATTCGGCCCTCAAATTAACCAGCTGCGCCCATTCTTTATTTTCATAAAGGATCTTTGCAGCCAGAGCTTTTGGGGAACCTATAGACTCACATAAAGTGAGGAAAGACTCATCCACCGTTGACGAAGCAACAGCACGAGATACGGGCCTTAGGCTACGTATCAGGTTATGCTTATGCATAATCTACCCTTCAAATTTAATTACAAGGGTACTATTAGAAAAGGCTACTCTTAACGAGATCCTTCAATAATAGTAATGCTGAACGACTTCAATAAATGAAATCGAGGTTTTCAACCTGCTGTCCGACGATTGCCTCATCAACAAGATCCCTGATCATGTAGAGGAGGTCCTTCCGCTCAGCCGCATCCGAACGTTCGTGAAACACGAACTCCAGAAATGCAGTATTGCGGTGATCGACAGTAGGCACTGGCTGAATACCTGTGCTCGTCGAGGGTGAGGTTTGTGCCAGTACGGGAGCCTCGAGGCGCCAAGCCGCTTTGTGAGCGGGGTTGGCCTTGGTTGCCACCCGTTGGTTCAATGTGAGACGATTTTGCCCGGCTTCGATGGACTGAGTCCGATCACGCCAAGTTAGAACGTCTCCCACGGGACCGAAAGGGAGGAAACTACGCGCTGCAGAAGCAGCATCTGTCAACACGATGGTAGAGCGAATGCCCATAGCATCTCCTGTTATAAAACATAGGATAACTTGCCAGAATTAGCAAGCTATGCAATTCCTTCCATTATTTCTTAGAAAGGAAAAGACTGTTCAACAAAGCAATGGCACTGGCCCCGTGACTTAGGGACCGCCAATCTTTGAAGCCCGGGAATGTAGGGACAGGGAATCCAGTAAGAACGCTTCTGTAAAAACCTGAGTCTTTACGTGAGCATCTTCCTGAACCCCAAGGACTATATACCCCCGGGTAGCCGTATGCAGGCCTCGAGATTAAGAAAGCTTCATTTGTGACCTTAACTTGCAAAGAGGAATAACCTCTATGGAATTTTAGCCCATCTGTCGCCGTCAGACTCTCAACTGCCTGCCCGATCGGAATGAACCAATCGACTACAAAGCTAAAAGGTACTAGTTCCCACGCCACTTGCAACGGGTTTAAGAGCCCGAATACATTTGCCGCGTTCACGTTCTCAGTGCTGTAGAATACGCCGACTCGGCCTATCTTGGTCACTTTCGATCTCAAGATATATTCCTTGTCGGAAGATAACACCTCTCTAAAGCTGCCTTCACCCTCAGTGCGGTGGCTCTTAAACCCTCTTTGCACAACATATTGATGTTGCACTAGATAGTTTGCGAGCGCCTCCGCATGAGAATAGACATCTGATAGTAAGGGTTTCCAGCCATACGAGTACTCTAGCCAAAGATCTCCAAAGAAATCCTTGGTTCGATATCGGTCACTGTATACAGACTTGTAACGATCTCTATATCGTGCCTTGTTAGACACAGTTAAGATATCGCTGTCGGAAGGGTTTAGAAGAAACTCGCGTTTTTTCCGCCCCATTCTAACACGCTGTTTAGTGGTAACCTTTATCTCTAAAGCCTTCGCAAGTCCGTCAATATCAAACTTTCGAAGCGCCCTTAAGGCGCCCGCAATTTTGGTTGCCGTTTTGGCGATTGCCTTTACCGTCTTCGGAAGTTCTGCTAAGGTAACCGCGCTACTGCTTTTGGCAGTGCTAAGTTCCTTTAAAAGCATTCTCTCCGCAAACGCTACAGGGTCGTCTACCGGCTTACTGACGGTCGTACGTCTCAGGTCAACACCATAACTGAGACAATCGGTATTTGCCTGCCAAATCTCTAATCGGCTAAACGTTCCTCCATAACCGTCAGGGACGGAAATCTTGTAGGTTCGGCCGGTGCTATGAGGCGGGTTATTTATAACCGATCTCTCTGTGGTAAAGGACTTAATGGGTTTAACCTTAAGTTTTCTCCACCCAGGAGTTTTCTGGATAGTACTATGTGCTACGTCAGAGAGGCTGTCAAAGTAACCAGCAATTCCCCAAGGCGTCTGCGCAATCACATGATTATTCTCTATCACTAGAGTCTGAACATATGCTGGCGTACGCTCTAAGTAGTTGTAATTACCCGACATCCTAATTCTCCTTTCGTAGAGCGCGTAATTTCTCTCGCGCTCTCTCATTTGCATCCTCGATATTTTTTAGGGGGTCAGAAAAGTCGTATTGATAATCAAGCCATTGCTGGCTCGTCAGTACCGGTGTTTTCTTAACCCTTACTAGATTCCCGAGGGATTGCATTGAGAGCCCGTCTCTCTGACGGGTAGGTTGATGCCTCACGGCATATGGTCGAAGATAATAACCTTCAACCAGATCACAAGGAGGCAGCACTTGGTCCGGATCCAATTGAAAATCCTCAATACAGCTACAATTCCAGCTATTACAGACTGGGCATTTAGCGGTAAGAAGACGACATTGAATCTTTCCCATAGCTTTCTCCTTGTTAGTTTGCGCCGAGGAAATCTCGGTTAGCATTATCTATTCAACATCAAAGGGACGTTATTACCCCTTGTTCCCGGAAGTTTACTTCTGCCGAACGTTGAAAGACGCGGTCACTTTAGACACGCAAAGGAACCTCCCGAAAGGGAG